CCCCCCAGCAGTGACAATGGTTCTAAACCTTGGGCAGTTTGCAACATCGGAAAAAGAGCCGAGCGACGTAAGATTAAATCTCTGAAGCTCGTCCGCACCGTTGCTCGCATAGACAAAATTTGTAGTTGATGCAAATGAAAAGGTTGTGTTTGCGGCGTAATTCCCGCCTCGGCTTCTGTTAATGCCGGTCGCATAATCGTCGATGGTCGTTGGCGACCCAAAGACCCCAACAAATCCAATGTAAGCGCCGTTCGTTCTTAAAACAGAAATGCCGCTTGTCGCTCTGTCTGAAGATGCAATCAGCGCGGTGTCGTAACTCACAAGACCGGCGCTTTGATACCCTCTTGATGTAGGCCATGCGTTTTGAACGTCAGAAAGAATGTGTGGCTGCCGAGTATCCTGCGCCGAAGCCCACGTCAACATTAGCGCGGACTCCGAATCGTTAAAGTCGAGCCGCCCATGCGCGTGGCGTCCGAATTTTGCATTAACTCGCCCGTAACTTTTTCAAAAGGAATTGCGTATTTCGCGAATTCATCATCCGAGCGCTTCCACATTGAAATTGCGAGCAGGCAGGCGTTTAGGTAGATATCTGGATAGTCAATAATTAGCCAATTTGAGACAGTTGAAATTGGAGTAAGTTTTGCGTAAAACGTGCCGCGCATTCCGGCGAGCGTAGAGGGCGCTGGGTAGAGCTCCGTTACCGTGTTACGAGGAATTGCGTAAAGCGGATTGCCGGTAAGCGATAAGTCTTTAATGTCAGAAATCGACCGCCCGGTCACGATCTCAATATGCCTCGGCGAACTTGCGTTTTCTAGCGACTCCCATTCCAACCAATCCACGGGGTGAATGATCGCTCCAGAACTTATATTAAGTGACGAGCTTGAAACCAGCATTGAGCGGTGGCGAATGTTGCGATTAATCCACGACTCGAAGTAGCCGACAGAGTCGTCGAACATGCCCGAAGACACTAAATCAGATAGGCCCGTTATGCGCTCCAGCGCCGGGCCCAATGTCGCATAACTATTAAACGCCATTGAAATACTTCTGCTGCAAATGCTTGCGATAGTCGTAAATCGGATGATCGTCTAAAAACCGATCAAGCAACTTGTTGTCGTCCGCGACTTCGCGCCACGTGAGGTTGAACTGAGCGCCCCACTCGCTCAGTTTCGACAGCGGTATTTCACACATTTTGTGATCGCCGCCATAGGTGCGAGTCAATCCTTCGAGCTGCTGGCGCTCAACCCGATGAGCATGCTTTTCGAGGTTTTCGTGTTCATGCCAAACGTAGCCATCCCCTTGTTTTATCAACCGGGAAAACGATGTAGCGTCAGATTTGATGAGCATAAAAAAAGGGAGCCGAAGCTCCCTCCTGAGTTGCTAGGCTTTAAGGTTGTAGGTCGCGAATCGTGCCGTGAGCGCGTTCGTTTTTGCACAAGAGAGTTACTTCGGTGTTCATCATGTATTCCTCTGCGTCGCCGCGATCCGCCAAGCGTTTCGCTTTGATGCCGTCGAATACGCCTAGGCTGGCGTACTCAGGATTTATGATGAAAACCTCGCGCTGACGCATGTTTCGGCCATTGATGACGCGGAATCGACCGAATGGCCCGATATAGACCTCCAGCGTTGCCGTGAGCGTTTTGTCCTCGGCCTTGTCGAAGCGCGTTTGACCCGCAAGAAAGCCGTCAAACGCGCCGCGAAGCGTAGAAGGGATCGCGACGTAGGTGTCGTCAATCTTTGCGCCGTTGTCGTGCATTGTTTGCGCTACAGTCCGAAGCAATGGCTCGGTAAATGTACGAAGCGTGCCATCCGTTGGTGCCGTGTTGGTTAGTGGGTTAGGATCAACGCCAGCGGCACCAAAAGAGGTGTTCGTATCAACCCAGCCTAGGAAGCCACGCATTTGGGGCGCGACGCCTGCCGACGCTGCAATTGACGTAGTGTTTTGCATTAGCGCAAATTCAAGGTCGTTTTTTAATTCGACAGAGCGCTTTGACATTTGATAGGCGATTTCGTCCGTGCGTCCGGCCTTGCGTGCCTTTTGCTGGGTGCGAGTAACGGAAAACGTCTTTAAAAGAATCTGAGTTTGATTCTGGTACATCGTTGTCGCAGACGATGCCGCGATTGTCGGAATGTCGCCTTGCTCTACCCTGTTTGCTACACCCGCCGCAAACGCATCGACAGGCCAGCGCGGGTTAACCGCGTCGATGCTTTCGCGACTGAGTAGAGATAGGATCGGCGTGTCTTTGACGGACACGTTGTAAATGTTGTCGAGGATGAGCTCACGATTTCGCGTTGATGCGAACGTTGAGAATGAGTTAGTTGCTTGTGCCATGGTAAATCCTAGGTTTTGGAGAGCATTGAAGCAAAGTCGCGTGCATTCATCTTTCGTGATGAAAGCGCTTTTGCCATTTGCTCGCCGCGTTGTGTAGTTTGTGCCTTTGGCTGCGCCACCCGAGTTGGCGCGCTTTGAATCTGCTTCTGTGCCATTGGCTTGTTTTTGACTAGCTCGTCAAAGGCTGATGCTTTTTTGTACAGAGTATTCCAGTACGCAACCAGTCCTTTGTCGTCCATGTTGTCAATCAGGGCGGGGCTTACGCCGTTTTCTACGGCATTTGCAACCATCCCTTGCCATCGCTTCGAATCAAACGTTTTGTCTGATGTCGCGATGTGCGAAAAAATCTCTTGGGTTAGCGCTGCGCGCTGCTGCGAGCGATAGGCGTCGAATTGCTGTCGCTTACCGTTTAGCAGTTGTTCGGCCCCCGCTTTGCGTTGCCGTAGCTCGGTCAACTCAGCGAGTCTTTGCGTGTACAGTTGCGGATCGTCTTGAACAAGTTGCTGCCAGTTGATGGCCTCATATTGTTTTTCTGTCGCGCTCAACTGTTTAAAGCTTGAAATGTCATCAACGACGGCGGCTGTAAATTCCGCTTCGGCGCTAAGCCGACGAGATTCGCTCTGGCGATACTCGCTGAGCTGCTGCATCTTTTGCGTGTAGTCGCGATTCATGTTGTCGCGCTGTTTCCACGCCTCTAACGCCTCAGCCTTGGGAATCTTTACCTTTTGACCTTGCTCTTCGAGCTCCAAAAACTCGGCAGAGTCCGCTTTTTGTTCGGGTTGCTCTTCCTCTTCGGACGAATCGTCCTCTTCGTTTTCTTCAACCTCATCGCCTTCTGTCGAATCTTCCGAGTCCTTTTCTGGTTGCTCGGCAATATCCGATTTCAACGAGTTAGCAAAATCATCGGCGCTCATTGCACCATTGTCATCGTCCATTTCATTTCCTTTAGGTGTGAGTCCGCCTCGCGGTTAAACGATACGGTTGCTCCTAAACTAAGACGGCGAATCAGTCGCCGCTGCTGTTTTGACTAAATGTCAATCCATTCGCCAGAGCTCAGACGAGCCTTGGCTTCTTTTTCTGCGCATACCTCGGTAGGAATGCCTGAATATGCTCCCTCAAACAATTCGCCAGTCGCCAGCGGGTGACGAATCAACGTCACCGCGAGACCGAGCGTTTGAGCTTGCTTCTCGACGGCGTGGACGACTTCCGGGAAAGCGTGATTTGCTTTAACCGACGCCTTGGACGCTGCATTGGTGGACGCCTCTTTATTTGCCATACCGAACTTCCTTTATAGATGCCCAGTGATGAGCGGGTTTGTTTTCTCTAAGAATTTCTTCCTCGGTTAGCTTGCCTTCGCTAACCATGCAGTCAAGGCAAAATCGAAAATTCTCGATTGCCCACGCCATAGAATCAAGGCGCTTTTTGTCGTCTGTCGTGCCCATTTGCTTTACCGCAAAATCCCACAGCAACGACTGAACGGACACCTGCATCGTTTCCAGCGCTTTTTTTAGCGTCGGATCGTCTAACAGTGTTTGCGCGCTGTTGCCCTGAGTCACGATCTCGGATTTGCTTAGAACAGTAGTAATAGTTCGGCCTCTTCATCTTCCTCGCGCCTTCGGAGCTCAAACAGACGATCTGCGTATGCCGACGCGTAGGCGTTGACATAAAACGTCTTGAGCTCGCCAATAGATAGCGGCGCTACATCTGAAAAAACAATCTCCGGCAACACTGCCGGAGCCTTGACTTCGACAATCTTTTCTCGCGTCGAAGCCTTGCGCGCAGCTCGAATGGCTCGCTTCTCGGCTAGCGCTTCTAAGCGCTTTTTTATGTCGTAAAGCGTGCCTTGGTAGATCTTGCCATCGATCTCGTAGAAGGTGCGCTTTGTGCGCTTGCCTTCGTAGTAGCCGCCTACAGTAGGCTGCGGCGGCGTCTCTCTGTTAACTAGCGCTAACAGGAGGGACATAGTTAGACTAAACCATAGTCAAAATGGATCAAGTGAGCGACTACACCCGCGCTAGGCGCGGCTCCCACTTTCTTTTTCACGACCGCAACGAATTCTCCGGGGTTAACCACAACAGGCCGCGTAAACGTTTGAGTTACGCGTGACAACTGAGTTAGCGCCGCCGCGCCCGCTGCGACCGATTGCGCGCCTAACACAACACGGCGAGGGGCTTTAGCTGTTGCTCCCTCCGCTGTCGCCAATGAAGCCGCTGTATGTCCAAACGCGAGTGTCCATTGTGCGTTATAGCCGCCGCCGGTAAGCGCGGTTTGAATGTACGAATCGATAGTGACTGCTTTAAGCACATACCGACGTCCCGGCGCTGCAATACTGTGTGCTGGCACTTGAAACGAATCGATAATGCCGTCTGTATTGGCGGCAAGAGTGTCGGTCTCCCAAAACTGCCCTCCCAATCCGGTGCCGAGCGCGGCTGTGGTATTGGTAGGGACGGCTGCCGTCGGATTCGCAGAGTTGGCATAGTTGACTATGGTGCCCATCGTGTTGCCGGTCGTGCCTTGATAGCTGCCATGCATCAAGTTGCCGACGTCGTCAAAATCCACTGTCGGTAGGATGCCGCCTACCGCCACTACGATATTGCAGAGGCGTGCCTGCATGACGCCACCAGCAACGCCGGGTTGTCTGTACTGAGCGCACCAAGGCAAGGCTGCCGACGAAAAAAGCGTCGCAGTGCTCGTCGAGCTTGACTCAACAAAACCCATGTAAACGCCGTCTATCCAGAAATCGCAGTGGCGATTGTTGCCAACAATCTGCAACTTAAGCGATTGATTGTTTGCGTAGGCAGATGCGGGGAACGGGACAATGGTCTCCGTGCCATTAAACGATGCGACCCCCAACCATCCGCTGGACGTGTGACGAGCAAACACGCCGTCGCTCGGGGCTGCCGAGCCTGAACCGTTGCCAATAAAGGCTCCCGCTTCAAAAATGCTGTTTGTTACAGGCTGATTCGACAGCGCGACGATTAGCTCGACGTAGGTAAAGCCTGAGCCGTAAAACGGAAAATGTGCGTAGCTGCGGAACTCCGCGCCTCCGACAGCCGTGCTGCTTCCGGCGTTAAGCACCTGCCCCGTGGCGGTGCTTGAATGCGTCAGAGTTGCGTTCCCCGCGCGATACTTGCCCGTGTTCTGCGCCGCAGCGTAGAAGTTATCGGATTCTAGGCAAACGTCCTGCGATACCCGCAAGCGAGCGTCCTGATCTGTCTCGGGCGAAGCGAGGTACGCCGTGCCCGTTGCATCGCCGGAGTCGTTTTCCGAAAAAATTCGGACAGCGCCAACCATTGCGGGCGTTGCTGCGCTTGCTAGCTGTACTTTTGCATGACCGGAGCTGACCTCCAAGCCAGTCGCGGAATTAACGATTTCAGTGTCAAGAGCCATTAGGGTGCCTTTGTCCAGACCCAGCGGCATTGCCAAGTCTTTGTTGGTTTGTGGGGGCTTCGCGCATGAATACGGAAGCCAATGCCTGCGGTTGGCGTTCCGCAAGTCAACGAGATAAATACTGGCGCGTACCGGTGATCGTTCGCGGCGTGATCGCTCGTTGTGTCGTCAGCCATAAAGAAGGCCTCGCAGAATGATGTCGGCGTAATTTCGGTCTGACCTGTTACGTCGACAAACGCTTCGTTTTGCCCCGCGCCGAAATCGATGATCGCTGTGCCGACTGCGCTCACTCAAAAACCTTTCGCTTACCAATTGCTCGACCGTTTTGATCTCTAACGATCTCTTCGGGCGCGCTCATCATTTGAGCGAGCTGGCTCATTGCTTGCGCTAATACTTCGCTCGAATCTGGCTTTGGCGGCTCAACAGGTGGAGGCGGCGGGTTGATCGCTGAAAAAATAGCGCTCTCAACATCGCTAACCTGCATCCCGCCACCTAGTGCGCCAGCGGCTTCGCGAATGTTTTGCATGATTTGCGCGATGTTGCCGACCGATATTCCCGGCGCTTGTGCGTTTTGGTCGGTCGTCGTGCCGTTGACAAGGTTCTGCCCCGCGCCGCCCGTTTTTGCAGCAATGATGCCGCTGGCGAGCGCAAGTAGTTCCTTGTCCTGTGCGGCTTGAATTTTGGCGAACTCGATAGACGACTGGTGATCACGGTTTTTTTGCGACTCCGATGCGTCCGTTGCCATCTTCGCAGATTCCATCTGCATCTTGATTTGCGACTCGGCTTGAAATTGCTGCGCCTCAGCTTGTATCTGCGCTTGCATCTTGGCTTGCTCGAACTGCATTTGAGCCTGCGTCTTCGCCTGCTCCATTTGCATCTGCGCTTGCATTTTCATCTGCTCAGGCGACGGCTTTGGCGCAAATTCTTTCGGGTCGATATTTTTCGGGTCTGTCAGGAATTTAGATTCCGTACCTCGAAGGTTTGCGGCTTTTGCGAGCTCAAGACCAAACGCGTAAATATTGTCAGGCTTGACCATCGGCAATCCTTGACCGGCAACCATTTGCATGAACTGCCCGAAGAGCTGCAGCCCTTGCAATGTCTCCGATTTATCGCCGGTGCCCAACCCGACCGAAATGCGCACAGTCATTTCAGGGTTCCAGTGAGACGGCGTGTATTTCTTTTCTTCACCCTTTGCGTATACGGTTTGCTCGCCTTCTGCGTAGGCTACACAGTCGCGCAAAGCAAGCTTGGCTAGACGCTTTAGACATTGTTCGGCAAATAACCGTAACGCCGTTTTAAGCCGTCTCTGCTGCGACGACTCGATCTGCTGTACTTCCGTGGCCGTTCTTGGATTAAGAGAGTCTTTATTAAGGCCAGGACCGTTACGCAAAATGCCGACTCGATTTTCTCGAAGCGTTTTTCCCCACTCCAAACCCTGCATGGATTCGGCGGCAACGACCGCCGTCTGAAACGGCCCGGCTAGTCCTGGTGTTCGCATACGGACAACACCGCCGATACGATTATCTAGCAGGTCATCCATGTTTACGCCGTCCGCTGCGTAGCTCCGTGGATTGTTGGCCAGAAATAACGAGTCAACAAACTGGCGTTGGAGAACTGTGTTGAGCTCCTGCAGCGGCATGATCGGATCAGCGTAGGACAGCCCGGCGACACGATGAGGCACGAGAATCGGCGTCCAAACACAATATTCGTGATCGTCGACCTCCTCATCCTCAAGCGTGTCATTGCCACCCATCAAAACGCGACGCCATTCGGCGATTCCGTCGCCGTTCGCATCGTATCGGACGAACCCATAGAACAAATCGATGATGCGCGTCGCGCCCTCGCCGTCGTCTTGTTGCACCGACCGTGACCGGCCTCGCTCTATGTCTACGCCTTCGTCGATCAGTGCGAATGAGAAATCAGAAAGCTCATCGATGCGTTCTTTGTCAAAGCCCATTTCTACTAAGTCGGACGCGCGATATGTTCGCTGCTCTCCGATCAATGTGCAATGTTCGAATGTGCGAGCCGAACGTGAATAAATGAAAGTCTCAGGCGCGACGCAGTCGTATTGAAATCCTCGCTCTCCACGATCATGGATAACGGTTACATCGTACGCCATGACCTCAATGGGTTCACCTGTCATTGGGTCGGGCATGACACCTAAAGGCTTCTCTTCTTTTTCGACGAGCCTAATCTTCGGCTCTTGCATCAGCATCACAACTTGCTCAATGCGCAGACCTTTGTAAGTGCGACGCTGATACACGCGTGATACATCGTGCCAAGCGCGCAGAATGCCGAGCTTTAAGAGTAGGCCGTCCTTAACGCATGCCTGCAACGTCTCGAATGCGTTGTTAGCTTTGATGAGCTTGGCGTTGACGTATTCGGTAGCCTGCTTTGCAAACTCAACATCTGCCGCCGTCTCAGGCTCAAAGTCGACGATTTTTTCTTCAGAAAAAAACGGTTCCAACAATTCCGGCGTTGCGGATTCAACGACCTCGAAAACATCCCACGAAACGAGCTTGGATCGGCCCTCGACCTCATCGCCCAGCGGCTTGCCGAAGTAGTAAGACAGCGCTCGCGCCTGATCCGTCGAATTCTGCTCGTCCTCCCAAAATCTAGACGCACCTATCTCGCGCTCGATTGCAGCGCGCATCTTGTCGTCGTTTTGGGTCATCGAATGCCTATGTTTTTGTATTTAAGTGGTTGCCAGTTGTTTGTCGGAGGTTCGTAATCCAAGGCCATCAGCCCAAACGCATCTGCGCCGTGCGACGCCCAATCGTGATTAGGGCCGAGCCCTAAGCCTCTGGTTTCGTCCCATTTTTCATGATACGCAGCGAGCGCTTTGCGTCCATGCTCTGTGGCCTTGTCGAACCACATGGATGGAAGCAAGCGCCTTGCTGCGTCGATGCGAATCTTTGCCGCACCCGTGCCGATGTTGCCAATGACGCGAGTCGTAAAGCCCGCGTCTCTCAGCGCCGTTTCGTACGTCCTGCGCTCGATCTTTTCGTGCTGTCCAGCGTCGTGAGGCAACACCTGTAACGCGCTGGCGTAATCGTTGTCTCGCAGCCATTGGACGTGCTCGCCTAGCTCTTGTCCGATAGCCTCGTAGTAATTCAAAAGCCGGATCGTTAGCCCGACGAACTGCACTACCCAAATCGCCGTCGCATCACTCTGTCGGCTTGTGCCGCCAATATCCCAATAGCAGCGCACCTGCATCAGCGGGTCGCGCGCTACGTTGCCGATTCGGCCTTGCTTTTCGGCTTCGGCTAGGAACTTGGCGTAATACGCGCCTTTGTAAATCCTAACGTAGCCACCCTCCCAAACGTGGTCATAATCGTCTGGATTTTCGCGCAAGTCAATCTGTCGCTCGGCCTCTAATTCGGCTGGAAACCAAGGATTATCGCGCCAATTCGCGACGACCGATATTGCATCGTCTATCTGTTTTTTGCGGAAAAACTCATCGACTGGATCGCGATCAAATCGGGGATTCCAGGAATACCATATCTCCGATCCAGCTTCTCGAATGGTTGGCCGTAGCAGTTGATTCGATTTAGCGCTTAGGCTCTGAGCCTCCTCAATCCATGCTCGATGATAGCCTTCGTAGGACTTAATCGATTCTGCGGTGTGATCTTGCAAGCCGACAAAACTAAACAGGCCACCTGTGCGAGTCTTAATCAGTTGATCCTGAACGTCGAAGTAATCACCAGCGTTAAATCTGGCTATCGTGTCCTCGATCAGCCGCTTGGACGATTCACGTGTGCTTTTTTGGATCTCGCGCCCGCACATAATGCGATAGCCTGGGATTGCAATAGCCTCTTCGACTGCTAGCCCTGCAAAAAATCTAGACTTACCGGAGCCGCGCCCGCCGTGCGCTGCCTTGTAGCGAGACGGCGCGAGGAGCGGCGAAAAAACTTCAGCGGTCGGGATTTGTAGGGTTTGTTGCAAAGCTACGGACTGTTTTTGACGAAATCTTGGCAAATGCCCGAAATTATCGCCATTTATGTAGTTTGGCTACCAACAATAACGCGCTCGATGCGAGCAATTTGGATTGCGCCGCCGTTCGGCCCTGTCAATTCCGTTTTGTTGCTGTCGCGATACGCAGGATTGCGCAGCGCAGCGCGTCTAGCGCACGCTTGTTCGTAAGCTCGCGCAGCCGCAGCGTCTATGTTGCTACCCTTATCTAGCGCTTGCTGTAGCGGCTCTAAGCCACGATCTAGCCACGACTCTGCCGAAATAGTACGCGCGCGCAGGTGCGCGGAAGCGTCGAACTCGTCTAGCTTAGCCAATACTGTTGATCTTGCCACACCAAATTTCAGCGCGATCTCGTCGTATGTTAGACCTTGCTCCACCATCGAGAGCGCTTGCGCTGTATCTATGGTTTTGATTGGCATGCTGACTCGCTTAAAAAAATCCTCATAGCAGAGAAGTGCAAATTTCTAAAAAATGAAACTGATTTAGGTTAATTGAGTTGACAGCGCTTTTAATGCGCGTAGAATTCATTTATCGGATCAATTTGATCCAAAACAAACCAGGAGAGCAACATGAAAACCATTCCATCGAACACCACGATTTTTTTCGCAGTACCCCGTAGCGGCCAAATTGAAATGAACACTGGATACACGAAAGAAACCGACGCATTCCTGGCCGCACTGAACAATGATTCAGGCAGCGTTGAATACGCACGTGATGATCGCGGGTTTATGCATCTTGAAGAAAACGGTAAATCCGTCTACTCTGGCTGCTCGCTCAAATCCGACGACGAGGACGCAAAAGCCGAAGTGATGCGCGAGTGTGGCACCTATCTGAGCCGGAGCTATTCAAACCATTTCGTAACCGTCGCCGAAGTTAAATTCGGTGACGCTGGGAAAGCCGAATCAGTAGACGGCTCAGACGATGACGATCTACTTAAGTTCTATACGGACGCAGCTAAAAAAGGAATTCGGATTCAATGACCACCACACCAAAACCGCGCGGCCGACCGCCCGCCGCAGTCCCAGCGACGCGCTACAGCCTGCACCTAGACGAAGTTACCGCAGCTAAGCTGCGAGCGCTTGGCGATGGCAATATGTCCCTTGCCGTGCGGATGCTTGTGGCAAATCTGAAAACGAAAAAACCCGCCGAAGCGGGTCAATAATGCGGTTGCGAGAGCAGGATTCGAACCTGCGACCTTTGGCTTATAAGGCCAACGCGCTTCCATCTGCGCTATCTCGCCATTGCGGGAATTGATCTTCACAAGAAAGTCGAAAATCGTAGAGACAATTCCGCCCGCGAATTGGACAACAAAAAACGAAGTGGAGCAACGCTAGATATGGTGGTCGGTCAGAAAATACTTGACCTGTGTTGAGCCTACAGCGTGGTTTTTTTTGAGATCGTTGATGCAGTCGTATATTTGCTGAGTCGTCAATCCAGTAGCCGCCTCAATCTCTGCCCGACTTGCCATGCCCTGCCGCAGGACTGCCACGACCTTCGCTCGCTTGGATTGCCCCGGCGCTGGCTTTGGTTGGGGCGGCTGCCCTATCTTTGGGCGCCCTCTTTGTTTGGGCATTGCCAAATCAACCCAGCTATTCACGTTCATTCGCTGGGTTTAGTTGGATCATGCAAATGCTGCTTCCGATTCGCCGCCACAGGCTGCCGCTCCAACGATTTACAACGTTGTACGCGTTGCCGTGCGACATGCCGCTGAGCTCACACTGAGCTATAACGTCGGGCAGATGCGCCATTTGGGTTACCGGGTCAATACATGCTCGAATCGCCTCGATAACCGCGACGGCCTGCTCTTCCTGCGTCAGGTACATTCGACCTCTAAGCAGGCAATCGAGTCGATCAAAAACATCTCGTAAAGCTCCTCCGACAGTTCGCAGTGCTTAGCTTCGTGCGCGCGCTGCTTTGGCCAGCTCTGCCACGGAGCGCCGTCCACAGGGTTGCCCGCGCTCCACCGAAAATGCGCATTTACGACGCGCCGATTAAGTGTTGCCAGTTTGTGAGTCAGCACATCCCACAAACGCACCGCGGCGCCCTCGTCATAGCTCGTTGAATCGTTTTCTCGATAACCGCCTAAATCGCCGCGCATTGTCCGTTGGCACGAGGTTACGCTGATATGGTCGTCGTCTCGAAACTGTTGCGCATAGCTGCGCCACGCATCGATCAAAGCCGCACTCACGTCCGGGCGAGTCGGTTGCAATTTGTATTGCTGCGATTCGGTCACCATCACTGCTCCTACGTTAAAAATTCATTCGTTCGGCAAATCCACAAACCAAACACCGAGCTCGGTGGCTGCGTAGGCTTCGACCTCTGCGCAAAACTCCGAGAATTCGGCCTTCGATAGCTCTTTGCTACTCTTACCGACAACCTTACTGTTTGGCAACTCTTCCACGCCGATGAACATCTGCTTAAATACTTCATGCCATGCCTCGGCTGAGTATGCTTTGCCGTCGATCCTTGCCTGCTCCGCGACCTGCGACAGCACGCCGCGCCCCCAGTACCGACGGTTCTGCGCCCGCGATCGTGGCGGCCTGCC